TGAGATACCACCAACTAGAAAAGAAATGATTGAGGGATTGTCGGCATCTGCTGACGGCTTAAACTATGCCATCAACAGACTTGAAGAAGATCAACTAATCAAAAGAGTACCTGGTCGTTCTCGAAATATTTGGCCTGTTTAAGCCTGTAGTTTCATTGGTGATATTGCATTACCATCTGTTTCATCTGGATCAATAATATGATTATACAAAGTTGCAGTTGTTCTAATATCAGAGTGACCCATTTGTTTTGATGCCCATAAAGGATTTTTATTATTAAGAAACCCATGTTTCATAACGATAGAGCCATAGTAATGTCTAAGACTATGAAAACCATTTTTCCATACAAAATGTGGTTCAGTTTCCCTAATCTTTCTAATAGCTTTGTGTAGCCCATTTTCTCTTAATGTTTTTTGACCAATAGGCTTATCTTTGTTTTTAGGACTTGGGAATAATAAATCATTAGGCTTTTTACCTATAATATATTGCATCACCATTACTGCCAATTCATCATCCATTTTAACAGGTCTTTTAGATGATTTTGATTTAGGCTTATTCCAATTACCTGAATCATCCACCATTTTTTCAATATAAAATTTCTTTTTACCAAAGTCAAAATGATGAACTCGCAAAGCATTAGCTTCAGATATTCTGCATCCTCTAGCACATAAATGAGTTGCTAGGGCATGGGAAGGCTTACAATATTTAGTGACTGCATTTAATAACTTAATAGCATCTTCAGCCATTGGACTCCATCCTCTGCCCTTTTCACAGTCAAACTTTAACAAAGGATCATCCATTGGGTTATTACCTAGTTCCCTATAATGTATATAAGATTGATTGATACAGTTTTTAAATAGACCATAATAATGTTGTATTGAACTATCAGCATAATTATTAAGTTTCAATTTAAGTAATTTTAAAACTGCTAAAACATAACCTCTGTCAATTTCACAAACAAGTTTGTCTAATATATCTTCACCATCAATAGTAAAGGGAATACCATTCTTGTTATTATAATTAAACTTACTTTCTAAATAATTAAGATAATTTTTTGTTGTTTTTACTCTGTGGTCACCATCATTACGACTAAGAAAATCTGTAAAAGAATCTCTAACTGTCATAGTATTTTTTTCAGCTACAGAATATTTAATTAACAAACCTTTTTCTCTTAGTTTATCTTCTAACAAGGCTATTGTTTTTGCTCTAATTGGAGTTCTTTTCTTTCCAACTCTTATATAATAAAGTTTTTTAGTTGCATCAAAGTTATATTTAACTGACATTATTTTGCTCCCTCAAAAGATTTAGGACAGTCAAAACCCTCGCCACTTGCCCATTTAATTAACATAGCTTCAAGTTCTGTAATGTCATTTGAGTTAACTATGCTTCTATCAATAGTGATTTCATATTCTGCTTTTGCATCAGTAGTGTGGACAATGTGCAAGTTTTCTTCGTAATAAAGACTTATATCATCTTTACTTTCTGCATAAATATAGACACCTTTAATACCTTGTATTTCATCTGCATCATTATCAAACTTATTAATAGCCATATAAAACTTTTTTAACTGTGTCATTACTTTGCTCCCTTACATAAAGATTTAGATATAAATTCAGCTACCAATTCTGGGTTGCTACTCATCTCATCTAGCATTTGTTCCTTAGTAAAAAGGACTGATTGTGACATATGATCAAATACAATCTGACCAATATCTGTGTGGTATATGTAGTTAAAATCTTGATTTAGCATTTTAGTCTCCTAACCGAAATTGCTTATTAATAATTATAATATATGCGTTATCGCATACTAATACAAGTGAAAAAAACAAAAAAGAACATTCCAAGCAGACTGTAATCAGAGGGCTTTAAGAAACTAAATAAAAATAAAAAGGGTTCATAGGGGGATCATAGGGGGATCATTTTACCCTAAAAAAGGGTATTTTTGACCATTTACTTCGGATTGTGTACGAATTGTATTCCGATTCTTTTCGGATTGGACAATTTAAATACACCAACAAATTCAACAGCTTATTAGCTAAGTCATTGATTTTATTGTGGTCGGGGCGAGAGGATTCGAACCTCCGACCCTCTGCTCCCAAAGCAGATGTAATCCCTTATAACCTACTGTTTTACCTAACTTTTTTTTACTTAGTGGTTCATAGTGGTTCATTAACTTGCAGCCAAATAATATTTTTTATAGGGATTTATGTCAAGTAAATTTTAAAACCTGTTAGGTGGTTCAATAAGGGGATCATTCCAAAATTCAATTATGTTCTTCTCTTTTTAACTTTTTTGACAGTTTTAGCAGCTAACTTAAATGCTTTTGCAGTTGGTGCATTTTTAGACCCAACCTTATTCATTCTTTCATTGCTACCTGCTTTAATTCTTTTTTTCTTTGCATGAATATTTGCATATAGTCCTGGTCGCATTACCATTATATTCTCCTAGCTTTAGCTTGAGCCGTTTTAGATAATTCTTTTAAATGAAATAATGGCTTAGAAGTTTTAGTGTGCATCTTGCCAGTATGTAATGTGCCATTAGCCATCTTGTGCATCATCCCAGAATGAACCGAACCATTACGCAAATAATGTTTTACACCCTTCATTTCTTGATGCCTTTTTTAATCTTTTTAACAGGCTTTCTTTTAACTGGTTTGGCTTTAGGGCCATAACTTTTATACATAGATATTCTCCTCTAACATTTCCATTTTTTTAAGGCTTTATTAATCCTTGAGTTTGGGTCTTTTGCCGTTGCTGAACTTGTCAGCTTCTTTTTCATGCCACCCATTCTTGCACAAAAACTTGCTCGTCTATTAGCTGCCTTACTGCCTGGTTTAACTTTACCTGTGACTGGTCGTTGTAAATTCATACCTTGAGATTTGGCATACTTACGACCTGCTTCCGATAACCCACCAGATTTAGATTTATGTTTAGCTTTGAATTGAACCATTTAAAACCTTCATACGTTCTATAAGTCTATTGGCTCGGTTAGGAACGTCATCCCTAGCCCATTTTGAATCAGCCATTTCTTCAGCAGCTAAACTAAAGTTCTCATCCACCACACTTGATTGTAATTTTTTAAAATTCTTTAAGCGATGATAGCCAAGATTAAATGACATATTTGCTAACACTAATTGCACTTCACCTGGCAGTTTATCAAAGTTTGGATAGATAAGTTTACAGTCTTTAACGCATTGTTTAACTGTCTTATCAAAGCACTCAGCCACACGTTCTTCTGATACAGATGTACCAACTTCCTTATTATATTCTTCATCCCATTCAGTCACTAAATAGCCAATACCAAACGTAGGAAAACCAAGATGATCTAAATAGATTTCATACTTACAACCTTCATCAGCTTCTAGTTCTGACCTTAATTTATCTATATCCATTAAAGTTTTCTCTTTCGGTTCTTCATAGAACGAATGTGTCTGTGCCAAAAGTAGTTAGCCACAGACGTAAAAAAATCGTATAAACTCATGTAAAATTTTGTCATTTAGTTAATCCTTTTTGCTTTTCATATGTTCTTAAACCACCAAGACCAAGCATACCCATTAGGACTGTCATCAACGATCCCATGTCAAATGTTGGTAGTTCTGGTATTTCTACAGCTAGGTAAGCACAAACAAACATAGTTACTGGTGCTAATACAAAATGCCAACAAAGAGCAACTCCACAAGTCCAACCAATAAAAGGTCTCCAACCTGCTACAAATATAGATTTATGAGTGGCTTCAGCTTTGTTTATTTCTATTTGACCTTTAGCTAGTTCTTGAGCATGTGTTTCTGCCATTGTAGCAACTTGATGAGCCAACTTATTTTTTAAATCGGCATCTGGTATAAACTTATCTAATAATCCTGTTATGGGTGCAATTAAAGCTGTTAACATTATTTCTGCTCCCTCTTTTTTGCTATTTGGTTAAAGCCTATAAAGCTGCCAATAACACCCATGTTAGATAACACCCATATTTCAGCTATGCCTGATAAGTGATCTATACGTTCCATAGGTATTAGTGGTGTCATAAGAACAATTATAAAGACTGTTACCGACAATGCAGAAAACCACACTAGGTATCTTTGTTGGTCTTGTTTCTTATCTTCATTCTCTAGCAGCACTAGCTTCTGTTTCATCTCAAATTCTTGGTCAGAAACAACACCATCTCCATCTGTATCTAAATGTGCATACATGGAGTCTACTTGTAGTTTTTTCTGGGTCATTTCATGAGTTGGTTAAGAATGTTTGGTGTATCTAAGTCAGTAGAACTAGTGCCAACTTGACCAGTTATTGTTCTAGGATTAACTATCATCTTAGTTAGATTAGGTAAAAGACTAGGTGCATATTTAGATAAAACTTGCTTGATGCCTTTTTGTGACAATTCTTTTTCTATAACATTAAGTTTATCTGGTGCTGTTTCTGTTAACATTCTAGCTAACTCATTAGCAACAGCAGTTTCTTGTTTGTCTGCTACAGTCTTAAAATCTTTGGCTATTGCTTTTCCTATCAAATCTGTAAGTCCACTAACAGGATCACGCTTGGACAAGTCTCTTACTTTTCGTAATGCTTCACCTCTTAAAATTGTTGGACTACCACCTAATGTAAACTTTGATGTTTCCCTCATAACAACTTCTGTTTCTAAATTATTAATAAATTTACTCGCAGCAGCTTTTCCTATGTCAGTTTGTGGAAATGTAAGTTTTAAGAGTTTTTGTCTTTCTGGACTTTTAAGCAATCTACTCATAGCAGTTCTTTCAGCACCACTTTCTATTTCTGACAATATACCTTGCATAGAGCCAAGCCTAAATGATTCCAATTCAGAGCCAGACATTTCACTAATTATTTCAGCTAATTCATTAGAGTCTGTTTTTAAAAATTCTCTGCCCTGTTTCATTGCATCCATTACAGATGACTTTTCAGCCCAATAATTTCTAGCTAATTTATATGCAGGGTTCTGTTCATCTAATACATTTAAAAAAGCAATCCTAGTTCCTTTAGAAGCGTTTAATAAATCTTTACCTGTGCCACTAATTGGAGACTTGCTGTTATAAACAACATCATCTAATCCACGTTTCATATAGTGCATAAATTTTGTAGATACATTTGTTGCTTTTCTGCCGTTTAAAGTAAGTCCATTTTGTGTTAATTTATACTTACCAATATTTTCTCCTTCTTCATTAGCTATATTAAACGCATTATCAAAAGCAGCTTTCATTGAAGGTCGCTTTAAAATCTCTAATAAATCAGAATCAATTTTTACATTTTTACGATAAGCACGTTTATAAAGTTTATCTCCTAATTCTTTTCTTGCTGTTTCTAAGGCTTTATATTCCTCAAAATAATCGGCTCTTTGACCAAAAGCATCTGTAAGATCACCTTTTAATCTTGTTAAAATACCACTATCTCTTTTTCTCAAAAAGTTTCTTGCAACTCTTTTACTCTGACCAGGTAATAAATTAACGACATCTAACAAGGCTTGTGAGTTAGGGCCAAGATCAGATATTGTGTATGGTTTACCTGTAGTGTTTTTGTTTAATACATATAAAAATGCTTCATTTAGGTTTGCAAATTCTTCACCACCTGCATCATTTTCAATAGCTTCTTTTAATAAAGTTCTAGCTTGTTGTGTGCCTAGTCTTGCAGGGCCTTTTAAAAACTTACCTGTACCTTCAAATAAATTTTCTATTGGTCTTAATGCTCCTGCCACCAATGGTTGTACTACAGCACCACTTGCTGCACCCATAGCTGTATCTGGCAATCTTTCTTGAACATTACCTTTACTATCACCAAAAGCATAAGCACCACCTATTGCAGCCCCTTGTGGAATATTACCTAAAAAACTCTGTGGTCTTTTTGTAAGTGCTAAAGGTACTGCACTACCTATCATTTGTTCAAGGGTTGATGATATAGGACTTTCTGTTCTCGATTGCTCTAAACCTGCTCTTTCTATTTGTACGGCAGTATCATAATCTACATCACCTAAATTTGATCTAAGCCAAGCACCAATCTCATCACTTTGACCTATTGAGATACCTGATAAAATATTGGATATAGTAGGACTAGCTAAAGGGCCATTATTAATAGCATCTAACTTTGCTTTACCAGATGTAGTTAGTTTGTTTTCACTTTGGGCTGTCGATAATATCTGCTTTAGTTCATTTAAATCTTCTAACTCACTCATTTGGTTATATCTCCTGAATTAATTAAAGCATCAATTTTAGATTGTTTTTTGTTTTCAATCATAGGATTTCCAGTTAAAGACATATATTCTTCTTGTATGAGTTTACCTGCTTGAGTAAACAAAGGATGGGTTTGATAAACTTTTTTCAAATGAGTCTCTAATCTTGCTCTACCTTGCAAACCCTCGTTTTCAATATTTTCATTTTCTTTTAATGAGATAAATTTTCTTAATTCATCAAATAATAAAACTTGTCTTGCGTTTGCCACTTTTAATGTTTTTAAAATTAATCTGTTACCTGCTGTAGTTTTTCCTAAAGTGGCTGCACCTTTTTCAGTCATTTTTAAATCGTTATCTGTTGGATTTACACCTAACTGTTTGACTAAAGGCATAACTAATTGTGTTGCTGTCGCATTAAAATTTTCAACACCTGCAATTTCTTTTATCTTGTAATCAGGATTAAAATACTGCCTAACTTTGTTAAAATTTGTAACTGTTTCAACACCAAAACCTGTCTCCACACCATTTGCAAGATAACCCTCTAACTCGTTTATTTTATTTAAAGTTTGATTAGATATATCTGCTTTATCGCTAAGTGTATCAAATCTTTTAACAGTAGATTTTGAACCAGGACTTGTATTCATATTGATATTTGTTTGTCGTGAAGAATTTTTAGTTATAAAATCTTTAAATGGTTGTGTGCCAGGTTCAAGCCCTGCTAAAATAGCATTACGTTCTAATGATGTTTTCGTTGGTGCTTTTACTTGTGTTAAGTTATCTAAAGTAGTTGATGTTTCACCAGTTATTGGGTTTTTAACTTCTCTTTGTATTGCTCTAAAATTTGGCTGATTTTCTGGTGTGACAAGACTAGTTGTTGAAGTTGGCTTGAACATACTTTGACCAAATGCAGCCATAAAATCTTCTGGATTACTTTGAGCATAAGCCCTTATCTCTGGTGATGCGTTTGCAGGTATCATACCCATAATCTGATTGGTGCGTTCTTCTTCTCTAGTAACCTGTCGATCCATAGCCCCTTTCTGGAGATAAGCACCAACCAATGCAGAACTCAAACGACCTAGCCCTTGTAGTGGTGTTGCTACTGGTGCAAATGAATTTCCTTGTTGCATTAGCTGTTGCCCTAATATTCGTCTAGGGTCACTTTGATATGCAGGGTTTAATTGCTTGTATCTAAAGCTAGGACTATTATTTATTGCCATTTATCTCATTCCTCCATACATATAAGCTGATCCAAGATTTCCTGCTAATCCAAATAATCCTCCCATGTCAGCATTTCGACTGTTTTGAGCTTGATTATAAGCGTTTTGTTGTTGAGCTTGTTGTGCCGAATAAGCCCCTTGAGTATCTATTGAGCCAGGAGCAAAGAAGGATGGCTGTTGTACTTGTGGCCCACCAAGTAGTGCTGCTAACTCATTAAAGTTCTGTCCTCTGAGTGCATTACGTTCTGCAATTTCACGTTGTCTTTGTTGTTGCACAGTTTGATTTGATAGTAACTGGTCAGCCATTTGTTGTTGCCTTGCTGAATTTTGCAATTGAACATTGGCTGCGTTCTGACCAAACTGTTGTTGTTGAGCTGCTAAACCAAACTCACCTGTGGCTGCTCTTTCACCAAATTGCTGACCTCTAGCTTGGTTTTGTAAATCTAACTGTCGTTGTCGTTCACCTAAAGTCTGACCTCTGACAGCAGATGTTTCACCAAATCGTCTTTGTGCTTCTGTTTGACCTTGTGCAAAGTTTTGTGATGCAGCTTGATTAGCTAACCCTACATCGGTTTGTCGTTCACCGAACTGCTGTCCTCTGGATTGTGATGCCTGGTTAAATAACCTTTGTGCTTCTGCACCACCACCAACGTCAGCTTGTTGTGCTAGTCTTGATAAGGCTTCATTTTGTTGTGTGTCTAATCGGTTTACAGCCTGATTATATGGATCAGATGTTATAGGTATTCCACGATTAATTAAATTGCTTTCTAGTTCTTCACGTTGCCTAGTAAACTCTGGCTGCAATAACCCTGATTGCCTGTCATAAATACTACTAGCAACATTTGATCTAGTGGCTTCAAAATCTGTTGGAAGTGTAGGTAATCCACTTGTCGAAACATTAGTTGCAAAATCAGATGGAGATATAGCCCCTGTTTGTGAAACGCCAGGTAATGTGTTTAAATTATAGTTTGTTCCCAAACTTGTTAAATTAGAATTACTTAAACCAGTAGGCTGACTTATTGAACTTGAAATAGCTTGATTGTAATCTTGTAGATTAGCAAGTTGTGTTGGGTCAATATCCTGTGCTGATGTTATGCCTGACAAAGTTGGTGCTGTTCTAAATGGATTTTGAAAGTCAGGATCATTTTGATAAATAGGAGAACCATCTGGATTTTGCCCTGTAACAGTTCGACCTGTAACCCTACTAAATGCAGTATTGCCAAGACCTAAACCAGTTCCTTCTGTGGCTGCCCTCATTTGCGTTTGGAATGGTGTTTCTTGAGTAAAGGCTGCTGACTGATAACGACCATCATCATCTGGTGTTAAACCTTGAGTAAAAGCACCTGTATTTTGATCGGTATAACCAAAAAGCATATTGCCTTGTGGTGTATATTGATTTATACGATTAGCATCCTTTTGAGCGTTAATTAACTCGTCTGGATTAATAGCTGGAGGTCTTTGTGCTTGACTTTTGCCCATTAGTTATTTCCTTCTTTGTTATCCATTTACATTCGTTTTTCAACATTCCAAAGATGATCGCATCATTGGGATAATACATTTGCCTTAAAATGCCCTCTGGTGTGAACCCTAGTTGTCTGTTCATCTTCATGGCTTTGTCGTTACTTTCATCACAAGTAACCAAAAGCCTGTTTGCATCCATCTGAATAAAAGGATAAGCAAACAATGAAAAAAGAACAGATCGAGTAGCCCATCTAGGGGAGTCACAAGCTAAAGAACATTCGACTTGCCCATCTCTATAATCGTGATATACACATCCACCAATTAGCTGACCATCTCTTTGAACACCTATTGCTGTCGATGGGCCGAACCCTCTAATGCCTATTCTTTTTGCTACCCAAGCCCTTACATAATCATCTATATTTGTTACTATCCCAATCATCAATAAACCTGGACTTTCTTAGGATCGACCTCTGGAATTAATTTACACATACATTCGTAAACTTGTGGTTTGTCTTTTTTCATATAAGATTGGTTAGTCAGAGTGTCTTTAAAAGACATGCAATCATTTACATTTCTGAAATAAATACCACCTTCGGTAACCATTCCATTCAAAGTGCATATTAAAAGGAACGCTGTCATATCATCCCCTTTTTTCGCATAATCAGAAAAGCAGCACCAGCAAATCCACTAATCAATATTGTTATTAGAAGACCTAAAATTATTTTGACAATTACATCTTGGATGTAGGCTTTTCTTTGTGCTTGTTTTTTGTTGGCTTCTTTTCTATTCATACGAGCTTCAGCACAAAACTGTATATAGTCAGTATATAAATTAGCTCGACCATAAAGCTGCATATATTCTCTGAGCATATCTTGCTTACGTCTGATTTCTTCCAGAGCCATAAATTCTTCTAGCTCATTATCTTCTTTGCCTAATAACTTAGTCCATAGACTATTCTTTTTCTTTTGTACGTCAGCTCTCAGTTTATCTTCTGCACCAATAAAAGAAGCAATAGCTGAACCAGCACTAGAAATTTCACGACCATTTTCTAAAGTCTTTTTTATTATTGCAAATGCAGCGTTAGCCGCAACTAACATTTCAAGCATTTGTTAAATCTCTATTTGATTAATAAGGACACCAATAAAACTATCGTTGTGCCAGAAGCAGCAACCAGGACAGTCTCTAAGCGTTTGGTTCTGTTTAACAGTTCAATAAATCGTTCTTGGCTAACTGCTGCTAGTGTATTTAATTCTGCTTTAACAGATTGCACAGTAACTTTAGCCAACGTCTTTTTCCTCAACAACAGGCTCGTCTAATGATGCAACTAATTTATTAATAAACGCATCTTGTGCCACACTAGCCTGGTCTAACTCAAACCTAAGATTAGTGACCTTTTGTTGCAAGACCTTTATGTGTGACACTATTAGCTTTTGGTTAGCATCAAATGCAGTTTGGTCATATTCTTTATCATAGATTTTTATGATGTTTGATTGTTCAGTCATTTGTTACTCTCCCTGTGCTTCTGCCCATGTTTTATATGCTGCAACTACTGTATCAGTCCAAACTGCATTTGCTACTGCTTGAACACTTGCAGCTTCACCACTTATGTCGGTGTCTGTGTGTGTCCAATTATCATCTGAACCTTTTGTTGATGAACATGGTTGCAAAACGTGCCTATGTCTTGACCTACCTATTTCAGCACTATTTTCTTTGATAACTGTATCGGTTGCCACTTGGATATTCCAAGTTCCTACGACCTCTATTTTTGTTATTTCTATTGCTTTTGTTATTGCCATTTTAATCTCCTATTAGTTATTATGCAGTTGAGTAAATAATTATACATCTTAGCTGTTTGTCATTTCCAAATTCATTGTATGTATATGTACTGCCATCTGTTTGCATTACACTAGCTGCAGCCGAATTGTTACCTTGCATAATAGTAATATCATCTTTATCGGAATCAGTAAAAGTTACAACACCTCCTTGTGCTGAAGAATCCGTATTGAGAGAAGTAAAAGGCAAAGTTAAAATAGCAAAACCTGAAGCATCACTTGTGCCATCAAGTGTAATTGCACAACTAGCATATACCAAGCGACCAACTTTAGTGTAAATAGCAGATTCAATTGTAGGAGTTCCTCCATAATTTTGTAGAGTTGGTGTCCATGTGCCTTCTTCATAATCGTCAAGAGTATTTGCTGCACCAGTACCACCTATAGCAAGACCAGCATTAAATATAGCAAGTCCACCAGCAGACATATCAAGTGTAAGGGCAGTTATAGCAGAACTACCATCAGTTCCTTTAAAGAAGATATCTTTATCTGCTACAGAAGCAAATAAACCTAATCCGTCACTACTTTTTGCTATTAAACCAAATTGTGTACCACCATCCTTGAGTAGTATACTACCACCATCAGCATCAAGAGTAATATTACCTACTGCATCAATTGTAAAATCATCTGTGGCAGTAAGTGTGTCAGCATCAAGTGTCATTTCGTCTACAACCACACCTGCATTTGCTGTAACTACACCTGCAACAGCAAGTGTAGATGCCATATCTACTGCACCATCTATGTCAACGATATCAAGGTTTGTTGTGCCATCAACATCTATATTCCCAGAGATGTCTAATTCTGTTCCTATTAATTTTTGTGTAAGTGTTACAACACCATCACTTGCAATTGCAATCGCATCTGGATCACCAACCGAGCCAATTTGTCCTGCATTAGCTATTGTTATTCCACCAGAATGTATGTCTCTAGCAGTAAATGTTGCTACACCATCAACTTGAAGTGTGGTTGCCATGTCCACAGCACCATCTATGTCCACTACATCAAGGTTACTTGTTCCATCTACATCAATAGCACCACTAATATCTAATGATGCAAATGTACCAACACCAGTCGTTGTGATTGCTGAAGCACCATTATTAATAATACCAAAGCCAGACGTTATTGAACCTGCATCCAAAGCTCCTGTTGTAAGTATACCTGTGCCACCTGCAATCGGACTAAAAATAGAACCTACAGCAGTACCACCAATCGTGATTGCATCAGCTTCTAATGTGCCATCTACGTCAACATCACCAGAGAAATCTCCTGTTGCTGCATCTAACTCGCCACTTAATGTTATATTAGTAGCACCTGTAATAGCCCCATTTAAAGCAACTGCACCATTAATATCAACTGTAGTCGCTGCAATCTGAATCTCAGTATCGGCAACAATATCTAATTGACCATCAGTAGATGAATTAAGAAATATTCCTGTGTCTCTAAATTGTACTTTATTAGCACCATCAATAGTAGTTGCAGCAGCTATGTTAACAGCACCATCGATATCTACAATATCCAGGTTAGCCGTTCCATCAATATCTATATTGCCAGATATATCTAATGTCGCTGCTGCTAATTCGCCTGTGATAGTTAGGTTTCTCATTCCTGTGTTATCTATATTTGCATCAGTCGTTACAACTTTAGTTGCTATAGACGTTCCAGCAGTTATTCCATCTAATAATTCTAATTCAGCTTCAGCTAATACAGCACCAGAACCTAATGTTAAATTTCCACCAACTGTTAAATTACCTAAAACGGCTGTTGTAGAACTAGCAACTGTTGCGTGTGGTGTTAATGTTAATTGTGATACATAAGTTTGAGCAGAAGCTATATCGTTACCAATACTTAAAACACCAGATGTATTAATGCCAACTTGCCATTCATCTGAAGCATCATCGCCCTGATCGGCTGCTAAAGTTAATTTAAATGCAGCACCTTCAATATTAGATGTAAGAAATAATGAATCTCTAGTCGCTTCATCATATTGCAAAGTGTAGTCAGAGTTTGTTCCAAATATTGCTGATTGGTTGTCAATTATTGATAATCCAACGGCAAATGGAATTATAGCTGTTGTGGTTTGTGATCCATTTTTTGTTATAGCTGTAGATAAACCTGTCGCAATACCATCCATTTCGGCATCCATACGACTAGCTTGTATCCGTATACCATTGTCTCGGTCATCTGTGAAGTCATGCACACGACTAAAAACGCCTGAACTGTTGTATGCCATTAAACTGGCCCTCCTGGAATAAATTGAAAGTTACTTGATAAAATACTTATTTTTTGTGATGCAGATGCTACCTTTATTCTTAAAGATGCTGATCTACCTAATCTTCCTACGACTTTACGTTTTTGTATAATTCCTGCCCCAACTGTGTCTGCCCAAAAATCTAAATCGAACTGGGCTGTATCCCACGTTGCTAAATCACTTTCAAAAACATTTGATGATAGCAATAAACCTGTTGGTGCTTGTTGATCGACTGAAACACCGAAATCAAAGTTTATGTCTCCTAGTGCTTCAAGCATTGGTGCAATACTTGTAAATCTTTTTAACGATGCTCTGTCACCAAAATAATTATAAGAAAAAGATATATCGGCTGTTATGGCTACTGTTAAATCAGAAGTTCCACCAACTTTATAGACCTTTCCACCTGTTGTACCAAAATAAGTATCGCCCCCAAAATTAGCAAACACATGAGCAGGTATATTCTGGAATATAGCCCAAGCCCTAGTTATGGGATTAAATATGTGTTGGTTAAATGTATCTGTTGAATCACCTGTTGGATAATTAAAATATACTTTTGAGCCATCAGCAGAAACGTGAATTTGCCAACCTGTGCTTGTACCAGTTTCAGCAACCTGGCTAATAACTGTACCTCTTATCTTTTCACTTATAGCTGCTGCTCTATTACCGACTAAATCCTGTCTAAAGACCTGTGATAATGGCAAATAACCTTCTCTTGTGGCAACGATCAAATCACCACCTAGTTTAGCCATAGCCCTTATTTCATTTACTGGTTCTGCTACTCTAAATGTACCAACTAAGGAAAAACTAGATGCACTTGGATCAGTACCAGAATAAACTAATACCTCACCAGAACTCATCATTAATGTTAGTAGATCATCCTGACCCTCACCACCATCAACTGTTAAAACACCGATCTGAATTAGGTTACCACCAAATGTTCCAACTAATCCTGTAGGAAACACACTAAAGTTTCCTTGAAATGTATCTACTGAAGCTGAATAGTAAAAGTTCTGGTCAACTCCTGTAAAATAATAAAGTCGGTTTTTATATGTGGTAACACCCTTTAGTGTCGATGCACTAGCACTATCAGATAATGTAATACTAAGGTTTGATGCTGAACTGCCATTCCAACTAAAAGGTGTATCTGTTCCATTCACAAAAATGGTTAAGCCGTTAAACTCTGTTGTTTGAAATCTACCATTAGATAACCCTGTCTTTCTACTTACAGCAGTTCCAGTATCTATTTGATATAAAACACCATCTGCACCAACGGCTAATAATTGTCTGTTAGCCCCTGCAAAATGCTCAACTAAACTTTCAACATTACCAGACCCTATGCCAGTACAAAAGCTAGTAAAACCCTCTCTTGTTGTAATCTTTTCAACAGTAGGAAAAAAATTACTCATAACCAAAGCGTCAGTCGGTGGCATCGCATCTAAACTATCTCGTGAATTTAGACCTCCAACTGGTGCAGGTATAGAAACAGATTTTACTGTATACCTATTTGCCGTTTGTAATGGTGCTAACATTAAACGCTTCCATATCCTGAATCTGGTAAGTTATATGAATAAGGACTAACTTTTAATCTTCGTGCATCATCGAGGGATATTATAGGTGAACCACCTGCTCGTGATATGGCTTGTCTTACCTCTAATTGGTACTGTCTAAAGTCCTCTGCGTAATCAAGGCCGTGCATCTGCTTAAATCGCCAAGTAACACCCATTTCTATTAATAACTCGTCTAATATTCCAACATCACTATCAACTGTAAAAGCACCTTGTGAAGTTCCATCTGTTTTTTGATTCCAATGACTACTGACGTATTCAAAACCCACAGTTTCAGTAGCTGTAGGAGTTGGCGTAATATCAAACTTTAACGCATTAGAACCAGACTTTAAACGAAACCTTTGAGTTGTTCCTGCACTTGCAGTTCCGAATCTATCTAGTTGATATTGTTGAGGTGTTAATGGCCCAGTAAACGCATCCAGGTCAGTTCTATTATAAGCCGTTCCATCAATAAACCTATCAAAGTCTGTTGGCAAAGCATATGACTGAGTGCCATTAGCTGTTGAAAACGTATGTTCTTTTAACAAGATTGGCCACGCTGTAACCCTCATTAATTGTTTACCCTCACGTTGGCACAAAGCTAACATTTGCCTTGCCGTTGGTGAAGTGTTTGCAATTATAGTGGTTTCACGTTCAAACCCTGTGAAATCAGCTACGTTCTGGCAAATTGTCAATAGGCTCATCTGGTATTCCTATGGTTAAAGGTTTATGTACTTTTTTAGGACTAGTCTTTGCTTTGACTGTTAATTCTGCAATTCTCTGTAATTCAACAAAAGCCTGACCAAGATTTCTTAATTTATCAACATTGGCTTCGGCTAACTGCTCTATTGATTCAACACCAAACAGTTCTAATTCAATTCTTCTGTCCTCAGACATTGCAGGTAATTCTTTTAATGACATTCCAGTTATTTTCTTAGTGCCTTTAGTTTTTTTATAAGATTGCCATTCATCTGGAAACCTCGTTAAATCTTGTGGTCTTACTGGTGCTTCAAAAACATCTTTCATGCCCTTGATTGTGATCCTAACAAAATCACGCATTTGACCATTAAACTCACGTTCATAAAATTGTGGTACTACTGACATTTATAATCCCTCCAGATTAGTTGATTTAAAAAAGGGAACAAGTTTCCCTGCTCCCTTAAATTTTATTTACATTGGAAACGTACAGATAATTTCTTTGTCTGAAATATCACCTGCAATCGCACAAATATTATCTGTAACGGCTGCTGAAACGTCTAAAGTTCCATCGCCTGTTCCAGTAGGTGTAAGAGGATCGCCATCTGCACCTGCTGTAAGAGCAATACTTAGTGTGGCTTTTCCAGAAATTTGAAACCACCCAAAGGTTTCAGTTGCTATAGTTGCCTGGATTACTCCTGCTCCTATCTCAACTGAATCACTTAAATCAGATGTGCAAGTGTTTAGCTTGTAGCCATCAAGAGTATGATAATATGCCACCTCTCCTAAGACTCCTGCCACTCCTGCTGAAGCATCGTCATATTTTAAGTATTTATACATTTTAGTTCCCTCAGAGTTTGTAACCACTCCTAGACTTCCTGGAGTAAACTCAGGTGTCGTGCTTTGGGCTGTAACTTCAATACCCAATAATGCTATTGTCATAATAACCTTCCTTTCTTTAGTTAATGTTAAACGTGAATTACACCTTGTAAGGCTCTGTTACTACACGTTAAATTTCCACTCCAAAACATAGGAGTTATCATAGCATCTTGCGAAACTGACATTCTAGCTTCACCAGGAACAAAGTTTCTGCTTGCTGCTGTTTCCAATCTTAAATAATCAGTATTTAAAAAATACATCTTATTTTCTGGACACGCATCATCAAAAATCACATCTGAGTTTAGATAAGCAACACTAGTAAAACCAGAGTTAGCCATACCATCCGATGTAATTCTTTGAATAGCTTGTAATGAGCCTAAGAAGGCTTTATAAGCCGTTGCATCAGCCATGATTAAATCAGGTGAATCAGCACCACGAACTAATTTTAAATACATATTGTTCATGTCAGTTTGGACATTAGCTGTACTAAATGCACTACTGCTTGCAGTTATTTGCTGAGACTTCCAGAATGGGAAAGTAGTTGAGTTAATTCCTCCCA